AAGTAAATACTTTTTTTAAAGTATCTCTAACCCAGTCTTGAAGTCTACGACCTTTAGCTTTTCGACTGCGAATCGTAGTCATATTCTTTTCTTGGGTTGTTTACTTCTGTATACCATACCCACTTAGGATTCTTACCTTGTGATTGCTGTTGGGGTAACAGCTGTAGTTTATCACCCCAACATGGTACTTTGTACGGACAAAAGGAACACACACTTCCTAGCACTTTATTACCAGTTTCTTTACCTCTATAAGTCTCCTTAACTTCCTCATAACATCTTTTAAATGGAGCCTTATCTACTAATGCTTTAACATTATTTTTTGCTAATGTCAAGGCTTTTTCTCTATACTCTCCATCAACCATTGGAGTTTCACAAACAGTCCACTCACCAGTTGATTTATTAATAACTATCCATCCACCAAAAGGCAACTTCTCACTTTCAGCATATAGATATCCTTGGGGTATATAACCAAAGGCATCATCTTTAGCTATCTCTGCAAACCCACCACTTTCTCCAAACTTCTTTTCAAAAGAATATGGGGATGCACTTTTTATATCCCAAATTTTATTATCAATATTAACATCATAAGAACCATCTATCTCACTACCATTCCATTTGTATTTAACTTTTTTCTGTTGGTCAATAATTTTAATTCCAGCAGATTTAATTACAAACAATGCTAATGCTTCAATCAAATCTCCAAAAGTATTTCTCATCTTGGTACTATAAGATTGACCCTCGCCTTTAATATTTTTAGATTCCATTTGTAATTGACACAATGGTCTACCAATATTACTCATACGAATTTGAAATTGGTTTGCTCGTTCTTCTGCAAATTGTTTACGCAATGCAGATTTACATGCTTCACCAAATTCCTCAACCAGTTCATCTGATATTTTTACTGGTTGTTTAGCAACCTTATCAAGATACAGTTGTACTTTATGGAGAATTGTATTCATTATGATTTAAATATTTCTACTGGATCAGATTCTTCAGCATCCAATTGCTCAACAAGTTTAGCTGAACTTGCATCACCATTAGTATATTTTTTATCTTTTGCAGCTTTCCACAAAGCAACTACCTCATTATTTTCTTTGGTAATTGACTCTTGAAATACTTGTATTGTAGCCAAATCATCTTCAGTTAATTTAAGATTAGCTTCTGTATTAACTTTTATATCTGGTGTGTAAAAAGTATTTCCACCTTTTTTTTGTCGCTTTGTATCTACAGTTAATGTACATGCATACATTAATTTATTTCTTTGACTGATAGATTCAATAGCTTCTGTTACTGGATTATAACTTGTTCCAGTTACTCTCCAAATAATAGGTAAATTTTCTATAGCATGGTCAGTTCCCTTTGCCAATTTACCTTTGAAAGATATTAAACCATAAATTAATTTATAGCATCTAATCTTTCTTTGTTCAGATAAAACTTCTGGAGATAGTTTATCTCTATCTTTGTATGGAAGTTTACCACACTTTGTACCACCTAATATATCTAGTGCTTCCTCTTTCCAATTTTTAAAGATGATAGACCTATTAACATACTCTCCTTTTTCTGGCTCAAAGTGCATGTATTGCATAGCACTAATGAATGGTCTTACAGTAACAGGTTTACCATAAACATTTTCATTTAGGCTTGGGTCATACACCACAAAACTACCAACAGGTAAAGTATTACCTTGTTCGTCATCTGGATTCCTATTGATTGACAATCTAGGAATATTATTTTTATTTTCAGAACCAGTATCTTGACCTATTGCTTTTTTAATTTGGTCAATAGACATTGATTTGATATTTACTACTTGATTTTCCATTTATATTTTACTCCTTATTTTTGAGTTTGTAATAGTTGTATACCATATTTTTTAGTTAAAGTCAAGTGTTCTTAGAAAAAAAATTAAGTATCCAAACACCTAATAATATAAGCAAAAACACTTGTAATATAACATCTAACATACTTTTGTTGCTCCATTGGTTGTTATTACTTCCACATTATCAGTCTTGGCATAGTATATCATATCATGAAAATGTGGATGATTTACATTTAGATATAATTTATTTGGCAAGTCACCAAACTCTGATATCAATTGTTGATAATCAAGATAAGCACCATAGCTTTCATCTTCAAAATCATCTAATGTTTCTAGTACTTCTACCATTATACTTCTCCTTTTATTTTTTTAATAAACCTATCTTGTATTGCTTTCTTTAATTTTTTTTCCATAGATTTATCATCGCCAAATGTCATGACAGTAACTTTGTCATCAAACCATTTGCGTACATTTTTTTCTGCATTTGTTTTAGCCATGCGTTTCCTCCATCTCTAGCCAGTTAGTTCCAATTTTTAATTCACAATCAAGTGGAACATTAAAGTTAATTCCATAATACTCCTGCATAGCAGGTATTACAGATGCCGCACCCTGTTTAAATATATTACTCATCACGGCTTCTTCTCCAGGATAAACATCAGCCACAATAGAATCATGGACTGTGTTGATTAGTAAACTTTTTACTTTATCTTTTTTCATTAGATTATATATTTTTATACAAGCCAATGGTACAATATCTGCTGTTGCAAATCCTTGTACTGGATAGTTTTTAATTTGTGTTCCGTAACTAGAGCCACCCCATGGCATTCTTTCTGCATATGGAAAAGCATATTCTCTACCTGTTGGTATTTTTATAACTTTATATTTAATAGCTTCTGTTTGTAGTTTATCATGCCATTGTGCAATCTGTTTATATTTTTTTAAGAATTCAGAATAATATTTCTTTTCATTTTCAGTTCCAGTTACACCACCATATAAAGGTTTAAATGTATGTGCCTTTGCATCTTGCCTAGATACTCCAATAATATCTGCTGAGTATTGGTGCACATCAATTTTATTTTTAATATCTTCCATACCTTGTACATCTTGTGCAAGAAATACAGCAGTACGAAATTCTAATTGTGCAAAATCTATTTCAAGTATCTTGCCATTTTCAAATCTAGATTTAATTACTTTACGAATAGGAAATGTTTTTGCTCTAGGTTGGTTTTGAAAGTTAGGGTCACGGCTAGATAATCTTCCTGTTGCTGTAACGCATTGCATAAACTTTGGATGCAGTAATCCTTTTTCATTTGTAAAAGATTTAATACCCTCAACAAAAGTATTAAGATAAGTTTCAACTGCATTGTATCTTACAATAGCTGTAATGAATTCTTTTAAGTCTCCCTCACTTTTAGTTGCAAGTTTTTCTAGTGTAGTTCTATCGGTCCTAAACCCACCATCAGCAATATCATATACTGACTTTGGCTTTTGCATAAATCCTGCAACCTTACCTAGCTGTGAATAAACTAAACCATCCCCATCACATTCAGAACATTTAGTATAGTTTTTAAACTCACTTCCATCTTTTTTTATTTTTTTAATTACACCTTTACCATGACAAGTTGTACATTGTGATGCACTTGTTTTATAAATAACATCTGTATGTGCTTTAATTAAATTATTAATTTGATTCATGGAGTACTGCGGTCTTCGTCTAGTTTTACCAGTTCTTTCATCAACACCAATGTTAAATATATCTTTCCATTTATTTTTATCTCTAACTTTTCTTGAATAAATTAACCATGAAAGTTGTTCTGTACTTGATGGATTTATTTTAGTGTCACCCATTTTTTCAAAGATAGTCATGTCAATCTTTTGTTTTAAATATGCAAACTCTGCTCTATATTGTTTTTCAACATCAGCAAGTGATAGTGTATCTACATGAATTCCATTTCGTTCCATATCAATTAATACCAAAAGAAAATCATTCATCATCTTAATTGTTTTAATTAAACCCTTGTCTTTGTCTAATTTAAAATCCTGCATTTGAGAATCAAATAATTTTTTAGTAATTAAAACATCATGTCTACCATATTCTTCAACTATATCTACTGGTATATTTTCAAAAGATATTCCTTTGTCATAGTAATCTTCAATTGAAGAATCTTTCTTACCAATCTTTCTTCTCTTGCATGTAGCATCTAAAGATATACCTCGTCTTAATCCTCTAGATAAAACATATTCAGCTATCATTGTATCATATACTTTACCATTATAATTAAATCCAGATTCTAATAACCAAGTTAAATCAAATTTTAAGTTATGCCCAATTAATAGTGTAGTCTTATCTAGTATAGATTGTATTTCTTTATGTGCATTCTCATCAACTCTTTGACTATGCTTTATAAAAAAATACTTATCATTAATACCTACACTCACTAAATAATTTTTAGGATTAAATGGAAGTGGATCCATTTTTCCATCTGGTGTTTTTTGAAATGTAGTTTCTATATCAAGTGTTGTTATCATGTTTACCTTTCAGTTAATCTTCATATCTACTTAGTTGTTTATTAATTCTACAGTTAGGCTCTCCATGATACCCATTGATTTTATTTTTACTTATACATAAACTTCTATGTAAATCTTCTGGGTCTCTTTCCATTGAGTGTTTACCTATACCAATAATTAAATCTGCTTCTGCAGCCTTACCTGTTTTAGAATTTTCCATCATATCAAATGATATACTATTTCTATTATGTGCATCTGCTGATGCCTGTGATATAGCTATGACACAACAGTTTCTCCTTTTAGCTATCTCTCTTGCACCTGTATAAATTGCTCTTAGTTTTTCATCAGTCCTTGCAAATGTTCCAGAGATATTTATTTTATCTAATTGGTCAATGATAACTATATCTGGCTTATGCTTTTCAC